CAGGGGTCGGCTGCCCCTGGTGTGCCGCAACGTAAGGCCAAAACCCCGGCTGAACACCGGGCTCCCCCTGGAACTAAAGGCAAAGTTAAAGGGCAGCGAGTGAAGGTTCCACGAAGCACCCCAAAGAATTCCCTGCTGAGTGCAACGGGAACAAAACGGGGCAAGGAACCGGATGCAAGCTCGTCCAGCAATGAGCCTTCTAGAGAAGGGCGGGACAAGCGCACGGCGCGCAGACGTTCACGGGTGGCGCACCCGGACAAGTCCAGGCAAGAACCTGGCAGCGGATCTGAAGCCGAAACAGCCGAGGCAGGATCCGATACTGAGGCAGAGGATCCCCCCCCTTCTGACCCAGATTATCCTGAGCACGCAGCGATGTTGTTGTCCACAGCAGAGGCGTTGTGGGAAGGCCGCGAGCAGTTTCTCCGGCTTGTCAACAAGCTCCGCGCGTTTCCAGGGGGGGAACAGGACGCAGCTGACTGCGCACTGAACGCCATCACATTTGGCACACACCCGACGCCCTGCTTTTGGCTGTCCTTAGCTTGCATTGGCAAGGCCTACAGCCCCGCGGGGTCGACTAGCGATACATCCGAGTTGGAAACGACGACGGTGAATATCGCCATGAAGGTGTGTCAGGATTTGAAGGTGCCGCTCTTCCTGCATAAGGTCACAAGGATACGTCTCGGTGAGTACAAGGTGACCCTCGAGTGGCTGGGAGGCAACTATTATTGTTGTGGACCCGGAATTCTACTCGCACAGGAAGAGGGCATCCTCCATGCGATGCCAATTAGTGGCGTAAAGCGCTCCTATGCGCTCCTCAAGGTCCCGCAAGAAGTAGATAAGCACGAGTGGGACCAATTTCGGGACTTAGAGGTGGAACGCCAGGTGGATCTGGGCCGGATCATGGCGGAAGAGGTCCTGGAATTTGAGGAGCTGCAGAAGGGCGTCAGTGCAATTCCCGACAGCTTGCCAGCCAAATTGTGGAGGGTATGGGCAGGGCCACCAAGGATTGAGGATGTGTTCCTCCCTGATATGGTAATGGTCGAGCAATACTCTCCACCGGTGCTGATGGAATCAGGCACCGACACCCCGGTTGTTTATCGGGGGAAAACCGGCGTGTTAGACATGTTGAAGTGCAAGTACAGGGAGGCCAACGGGTGGATGGCCCCTGAGCAAGCACGCCGGTATATCTGGTATGGCGGGTTGGATGCTCCCGGGAGTATGGTTGGCTGGCGCGGTCAGGCGCGGGTGACGCTGGTGGACATAGACTTGTTCGCCGAAGCACCGGAGGCCGAGTACATAGTGGTCTCCGAGTTTCACCCGCGCTACCCCGGGCTCAAAGGGGTTCAGTGCTACATCAATGGCTACCGGTGGGGAGCTCAGCTAGTGCGTAGCGGACACTTCCGTGAGGGAGGGTGCATGCACTGGCTGTTCCGTGTCACGGATGCCTCATACGATGTGGAGCACAGTTACAACCCAGTGCATTGGGCCCTCGCGGGTATGCAAAACTACCGGCAACGCTGGTTGAGCAATGGCCTGCGTAGTTTGTCCTGTTTCCCGTGTTTCACACAGACGGTAACTGACATCGTGTGGCACCAGAAGGTAAATCCCAAGGAAGCCACTCTGCCCCCGCCTGGCCGGTTAATGAGCGAGGACGACGATCCAAACCGGTTGGCGTTGGCAGTGATGCAGCAGATCGTGAAGACACGGATTGTCCGCCAGGAGGCGAAGTGCTTTGGTTCGCTAGTGACGCGATACTGTTTGGCAAGTGGCCGGGCCCCAACGAACCCGATGGAATTCGGGCAAGAAGTGGACAAGCTATTTAGCCTCATCAACGTCACAGGGGACACGGTGGTAGCAACTGCCCCCAAAAGTGAGCTTGAGGCACTCCCGTGGGATCTGCCCCCACTGGACGGACAGGACACAAAGGAGTGTCCGGGGTGCGGGCGGGCCCGCCCCGAAAAATACCGTTGGAAGGACGGTATATGCAACGTGTGTCATGACCAGGTGCAAGGGATCACTCGCCTAGCTCAGTGGTATGTCGAGGGGGCTTCAGTGCCAGAGGGGGCCCCTGGGCTAATCCACATGAAAACAAGGTCCCTACCCCTGGAAGGCGGCTTACAGTTTGAACATTTGAATTTCAAGCTGCCGCATTACTTGACACCGCAGGATCGGCAAGGATGGCAGGCCGAACCGATCCACGCTGCTTGGGCCGTAGGGTTTCTCATTGGTGGAGCACCACCGAGAGTAGCGACCCCCGGCATTCACGCTGCCTATGACGCAGTGAAGTGTCGTGTGTTTCGACGGAAGAAATACACGCCACAGGACTCCTACTGGGAGATGGCGTATGCGATGAAAGATTGCATAATGCCAAATTTTCCAATAGTTGAGCCACTGACAGTCGAGGCGTGGATAGCTTCCATGCCAAGGCGGCGCAGGCGTGCATTGGAACGCGCCTACAAGCAGTACCAAGAAACCGGGTACCTGCCCATTCATGGTATGTTTTCTTCGTTTATCAAACTGGAATTGTTGAACGCCTTTGAGCAAGGGCTCGACTTAACAATAGTCGAGGAGACAAAGAACCGCTTGATCCAGGGGCCGCACGATGTGGCACATGTGATCGCGGGGCCTATTCTCAAGCCCTTCGTCCATGCTCTGAAGACTGCGTTCTCCAGCGAGGGATACGGAATCCAGTACGCATCCCGATGCCCGGAAGAGGTAGATCGCTGGTTTAACCATGATTGGGACGGTAAGTTCACGCGGGTGTACTTTTGGTGCGACTACAGCATGTTTGACTGCACGCACTCAGCAGCATCATGGAAATTTGTAGAGTCCCTGTACCGACAGTATTGCGTGACGAATCCCGACTTTTGGAAGGTCCTAAAAGCCTGGCGGGCCCCAAGAGGATCAATGAGGGACAAGGACGGACACCGGTTTACATACCAGGCACCGGTGATGAACGCCAGTGGACGCGATGACACTTCAGGAGCGAACTGTTTGGTCAACGCTTTCGCAATGGTTCTGTCCCTCACAGCGGCGTGGTTTCACCGCACAGTGCTAGAGGTAACCACAGAACAAGTCGGGTTTATGCTACAAAGCATCAAGTTCGGCATTTGTGGTGACGACACCCTCTGTATTCTCCCTGACCTCACCGACGTCAGTGGGTTTTATCGGAGGTTGTCAGTAGAGCTGCAGGAGGGCTTCGGGTTGGTCGCCGGGGCAAATAAGATGGGATGCTCTACAGAGATTTTCGACGCTGTCTTCCTGGGGCAGCGCCCGTACCCAGTTGCGGGTACAGACCTCTGGGCTTTTGGCCCAACCCTTGGTAGGCGGTTGTACAAGCATCACGTCTATAAGGGTGAGGGCGACCCCTACGCGTGGCTGCATGGGGTCGCTCGTATGGAACGCCTATGCTATCGGCACGTCCCGGTGTTGTATGAACAGGCGGTCCGAGTTTGCGAGCTGCTCACCGGCCGGAAAGCCACACCGTGGCAACCCGAGCATGAGTACAGCTTACTCTCGCGAGTGAAGGAGCTCCCGCCGTGGGACCAGCGGACGCTTCAATACCTCGCAGTTGGGTATCGCATGACGGAAGATGAGATGCTCAACCTCACGCTCTTGCC